TCTGCATGCTTGCGAGCTGCATCTAATAACTGTACTTTCATTTTACTATTCTTTCTATTTTGTTGCTTCTGCTATGTGTTATATGGTCCGTATATATTGCTTTTCTCAGCCGGCCGTCTTTTTGCCTGTTAATTTTAGTAATGGTGCCGATTGAATGATTCGAACACTCGACCTATTGATTACAAATCAATTGCTCTACCAACTGAGCTAAACCGGCATAATTATTGTACTCTTTTATTTATCAGGACTAGTTAGTAAGGCTTGTAATTAAGTTTGTCAACTATTCTTGTTACTGTTACTATAACATCTTGTCCCAATTTAGTTTCTAGAACATCTTCTATAAGTGGATCATTGTCACTATTTAGATGCCGGAAGTCTTTAAACCATTCTTCGTCATGTGAATCACTGTAATAGTTATTTACAAGGTCTTTAACAATATCATCGTCCTTCATTATTGTAACTCGGGAAACATCTGCTTCACATAATTTCGTACAATAACTGATGTATCGTTGTCAAAAGAATCAACCCTAATCGATTCAGTACCTTTGCCCTTAATCTCTTCTTTTGCTAATTGTAATAATTCGCGTTTGTTAAGACGTTGAACTTGTGATAAATCAATTGATTTGTGAGTAATAGCACTTAATACGTAATTGCTCACATCAAGTTCACTTAGTGGAACTTCAATTTTGGCTTTTATCCTTTTTATACCATCTTTATATTCTGTTGCTCTCATTTTTATACCATATTCGTTGTTTAATTATATTATTATAAGATTCTACTCTCATTAAGTATACTATACTAGTAAGATTGGGTTTTGTCAACCGAAATGTCTTGTTTTTTGTGGATTTGTGTAAAATAGCGTTATTAACGCTATTACGGTGTTATTTCCAATGATACTGCTGATACTATTGTTACCCATATTGTACCATTCCAACCTTCAAACATATTTGTAGTTGTATTAAAAATAATTTGTCCTAATGCTGGGTTTGCAGGTCTATTACTTGTAGGTTGATTTTCAGCAATTGCAGCACCTGGTGGTCCTTGTGGACCTTGTGCACCTTGTGCACCTGATGTTTGTGATGTAGCACTAGTGGCTCCTAAATTTACTGTAGTTGCTGGTGAGTTGCTTACTACTGTACCACTTTCTGATAATCCTGTTACTCCGGGTTGTATAACCGCTTCTGCTGGGCCACCTGAACTAGTCGATTGTACTGTTTGTATAGTACGATCTGTGTATCCAATTTGACGCCCGCAATAATCATACGTTGGAGTTCTGTCTGCTAATGGAACTGTTGGGTCTCCATCATTTTGTAATTTGGCTAACATTTCAGGTTCTAACAAATAAGTAAAAATATTATTACCGTTAGCATCTACTTCATATCCTTTAAGACTATTATACAATGCTTGTAAGCTACTTGCATATTGTTGACTTTGTGATAATGACATATCGCCCATTGCCATCCCAACACCGGTGTGTACACGTGTGTTTGGTGAAAATATACTACCGCCTGAAGTTGATGTGCCTGAGAAGTTATTTTCAAATGTCATTAAGTTATTCATACTTGTAGTGAATAAATTTAACTCATTTGTAATGTCTTGTGCTATAGCACTAGGCATGTTTGCTAAGTTACTAAATTGGGCACTTAGTTTTTGTAGCAATCCGCCTGTAAATAAATTTGGATTAAAACTTCCGTTTGTTCCAATACATCCGCCTATGTCACTGTCTGCTATAGTTCCAAGTGTATCAAGTATATCTTTACCTGCTCCTGTAAAACTACCCATTGCGTCTTTTAATACATTTGGAATAGCACGTGGCACTACTGGTGTTCCACAAAAGTTAATCATGTTTGCAATTGCGGCAAATTCTGCAACTGCAGCATTTAGTCTTGCTAATGCATTATCAATATTTGTATGTGCAATGAAGTCGTCGAGTGCTTTTTCAGCTTCTTCTAGTGCAGCTTTTAGATCTGCTAATCCTGCTGGAATTTCTGGTATCAGTCTACCTAAGTTTATTTTTAAACAGATTTGTAAGTTAGGCAGTTTTATTCCATTTCCTGCCAATAACATACATATGATTTCTTTTAAGCTGTATGACTGTGTTTGAGCGGTTAACGTCCCGTTCTCAGCGGTAACTACACCTGTTGGTACATCAATAGTTGTTCTATTAAGATACTCGTTTGCGTCTTCGAGTCCACCTACAAAATCGCTCATTTAGTTGTATCCTATATGTACGTTGGGGCTACCTGAGGTAGCATTTGGTCCACAATGGCCGTGACCACCATGCCCAATACGCCTGCACAAGTCATCAGCGCCTGCTGTGTTACTATTTAATACTACTAGCTTACCGCCAACATATACATTTTTGCATTGAGCTGCTAAGTTTCCGCCGCCATGAGTATTTGGATCACCATCTACGCTGATTGGCAAAGTGTTAACATACACGTTTTTCCATGCTTGTGCTTTTGTTGTTGCACCGCATACACGTGAGTCAGTATGTCTGTGGACTTGTGGCATTATATTGCTATTTGAATTCCTGTACTTTGTTTAACATACATATCACTAGCATCTTTTGCTGATTTAACTATGCATATAACATTATTTATCTTTAATTTTATTTTTGCATCTGTCTCAACTGTAAACATATATGGTGCTAATGCCATACCATTTTCTGCCGCAATTAGAATATAAGGCTTAACAACTGTTAGTTCGTCCTTTGATTCTTTTTCTGCTCTTGCAATCATTTCTTCTCCCGAAGATAGTTTTATACTTATTACGTCACCCATTTTATAATGTGCATCTATTATCATAATTTATCCTTTATAGTGTGTGTCCAGTTCCATTGTAACCTGTATCTTCAATGTACTGCGTCATTTTATCAAACCCACCAATTTTATTGCCACTGACAATAATTTGTGGGAATGTTCTTGCTCCTGGAAATATTTCCAGTACTTCTTCTCTAGTGAAATCTTCACCAAGTTGTTTATATTCGTATTCATATCCACGTGTTTCGCACAACTGTTTTGCACTTACACAATATGGACATGCTGTTTTTCCGTATATTGTAATCATTATAATGTCATCCCTGAAAATGTATCATCGGATACGTCTTTTTTAACACCGCCAACAATATAAGAGCTAATCTCTGTTTCTTGTGGGGCTACTTGTACTTCTGCTCCACTAATCCATCCGGCTGTCCATGGTAGTGGGTTGGCTTGTGGCGTAGTGTATGGACACTTCATACCTAATGCTACCATACGCTTACAACATATCCATTCAATATATTGATTTAGTAATTCTGCATTTAGTCCAATCATACTACCGTCTTTAAACAAATACTGAGCCCATTCTTTTTCTTGTTCTACTGCTGCTACAAACATATCTTCTACTTCTTGTTTGCATTCTTCTGCAATTTTTGCAAAGTCTGGGTCTTCTTTTGTTAATACTTTTGTTAGCAAATATTGTGTACTTGCTAAGTGTACGTTTTCGTCACGTGCAATGAACTTAATAATCTTTGCATTGCCTTCCATTTTCTTCAATTCTGCAAATGCCCAAGAGCATGCAAAACTTACATAGAAGCGAATTCCTTCTAATATGTTAACACTGTTCATTGTTAACCAAATCTTTTTCTTTAATTCATATAGATCAATATCTACAATTTTACCATTTACTTTATGTTTGCCTACTCCTAGCAATTGGTAGTACTGTGAGTATTCAATAAGTTCATTATAGTACTTTGAAATGTCATCAGCACAATCAACAATTTCTTTACTGTCTGCTAATTCATCAAATATTTTAGTTGGGTTGGAATAGATATTACGGATAATATGTGTGTAACTGCGACTGTGTATTGTTTCACTAAATGTCCATGTAATAATCCAATTCTCTAATTCTGGTAAACTTGTGATAGGACCAAATGCTTCAATTGGCGCACGACCTTGTACACTATCAAGTAGAATTTGTCTTTTAAGGTTAGCTGTAAAGATATGTTGTTCGTGCTCAGTAAGATCTTTAAAATCTTTTGAATCTTTACTAACATCTACTTCTTCGGGTCTCCAAAAGAAACCTAGTTGTTTATCAGTTAACTTATCAAACTGTTTATACTTTACAACATCATACCGTTGGAAACTAAGGTCTCCATCGAGAAATGCATTTGCGTCTGTGTGATATTTTTCATTCTTTATATTTAAAATTGACATTCATTTGTTCCTTTATAATACGCAACTTTCGCAGTAATCGTCGTATTCTGTTTCTGTTTCGAAAGAGTCTCGCTCTAACATTTGTTCTCCGAATTCATTTACTTTAGTTTTTGTTACATCTATTTCACCTTGTCCATCATTAGTGTTAAAGTAATAAAGTTGTTTTCCACCATATTTATAAAACATTACAAGATGCTGTAGCATTATACTCATTGGTATCTTTTCATCTTCAAAAAATGATGGGTTGTAGCTTGTATTGACACTAATACCTTGATCAATATATTTCTGTAATACTGCCATAATTTTTAAATAACCTTCTGGGCTTTTTTGGTCCCACAGTAGGTCATATTTGTTCTTTAAGCGTGGATAACCTGGAACTACTTGTTTGAGTACTCCGTGTTTACTTTGCTTTACACTAACAAATGCACGTGGTGGTTCAATACCATTTGTGCTGTTACTAATTTGTGCTGATGTTTCTGCTGGCATAAGTGCCATTAGTGTTGAGTTACGTATACCTGTTGCTTTTAGCTGTTTACGTAATCCTTTCCAGTCTTGACGTTCTTTATGAGGTACCAATTCATCTAGTTCTTTCTTATATGTTTGATTAGGTGTAATACCGTCGCCATATTTTGTTTCATATATACCATCAATGTTACCTTTGTCTATTGCTAAATCTGCACTAGCTTTAATTAAGTAATAACTCCATGCTTCTGCCCATTCGTCAACAACTGCTAATCCTTTCTTATCAATATCTTGATAACGTAAATCTTGCTTTGCTAACCAGAATGCAAAATTAATAATACCAATACCAAGTGGTCGGCGTTTCATTGTACTAAGCTCTGCGGCTATTACTGGGTAGTTTTGATAATCTAATAATTCGTCTAATCCGCGAACTGCTAATCTGCATACACGTTCAAAGTCTTTTGGTGTTTTTATATTACCCCAATTAATAGCACTTAATGTGCATAAACTAATTTCGCCTTCGTGATCATTAAATCCAGTTAACGGCTTAGTAGGCAAGTTAATTTCACAACATAAGTTACTTTGTTTAATTGGTGCTACTTCTGGTTTAAATGCACCATGCGTATTAGCATGATCAACATTCATTAAATAAATTCTGCCTGTATTTTTACGTTCTTCCATGAACGTTCCAAACAAATCTGCGGCAGGAATAATTGTTTGTCGTTTAACTGTGCGTTCTGCGTTCTCGTATAATTCTTTAAATTTATCCTGATCATCAAAGAAAGCTTCGTATAATCCAGGAACATCGCTTGGTGAGAATAATGTTATATTTCCACCAGTAAGTAGGCGTTCGTACATAAGTTTATTAAACTGTACACCGTAATCCATATGTCGAACACGATTGCTTTCTGTGCCTTTGTTATTTTTCAATACAAGTAATTCTTCAACTTCTAAGTGCCAAATTGGATAATATAGTGTTGCTGCTCCGCCTCTAACACCACCTTGGCTACAAGACTTTACTGAACTCTGAAATAGTTTAAAAAATGGAATAACACCCGTATGGCTTGCATCGCCATTTCTAATTGGTGAGCCAATGGCACGAATAGAACCGGCGCCGATACCGATACCTGCTTTTTGACTTACATACTTAACAATAGCACTACTTGTAGCATTAATACTATCAAGACTATCATCTGTTTCTATAAGTACACAACTACTAAACTGTCGTTGCGGTGTACGCAATCCAGCCATAATAGGTGTAGGCAAGCTGATGTCAAAATTACTAATAGCATCATAATATTCCTTTACATACCTTATTCTTGTTGTGGATGGGTACGTAGAAAACAACGTTGCCGCTATCATCATATAAGCTATTTGAGGTGTTTCAAAGATTTGACCTGTTACACGATTTTGTGCAAGATATTTGCCTCTAAATTGTTCCATACCAACATATGCTATGTTTTCATCTCTATCGTGTTTAATATAACTATCTAGTTGGTTAATTTCAAAGTCGTTATAAACGGCAAAAAAATTCTTATCATAGTAACCTAAATCAACATTAGTACGAGCAATTGTACTAAGATGCGGTGGAGTAAAAGAATTGTAAACTAACTTTCTGAGATGATAATTAATCAATCTGCCTGCTACCCACTGATAATTTGGTGTTTCTTCAGTAATAAGGTCTGCGGCTGCTTTGATTAATGTTTCTTGAATGTCTTTTGTTTCAATTCCATTATAAAATTGTATGTGGCTATTTAATTCTACTTGGCTTGCACTAACTCCTGTAACGTCTTTACATGCGTAAAAAACGACTTTGTGCATTTTTTCTAGATCTAATTCTTCGCGAGATCCATCGCGTTTTAAAATTGTTATGTCTTTGCTCATTTATATTCCATTCAGTTTTTCGAGTTATCGTTTAACTATCTGTGTAAATCACTCACTTTAGTATCAGTAAGTATTTCTATTTCTTTCATTATTTCTAGTGTATCTATACTATCATAATTATAGTTTAAAATATGCAATTCGTCAACCAAAACTATTAGTTTTATTTCACGATTCTTTATATTTTGTACTAATAATATTCTACAATTAATATTACTATAGTGAAGTGTATATGCCATACCCAACGCTACTACATTTTCATCATACTCATTTGTATTGAGCATTTCCCAAGGATCAGGCCAAGTGCCTATGTCGTATGGGTCTATTATTCGTGTAGCTAACGGTGTAGTTTTCCAAAAATCTACTACAACCTGTAGCTGTTCAATTGATGACTCAATTGCTTCTATCTCTTTTCTAAAACTACGCCATCGGCGTAGTCGAGGTTTTAAAGGTAATTGCCATGTGTCTTTCATTTATCTTACTTAAATAATTTTTGTGTATATTACGTGATTTGTATGTAGATTTAATGCTACGTTGTCTTTGATTGAATGTATTGTTCGCATTTAATCTTATTCCTTATTGTAAAGTATTTATGATATTGAGTGTATTCGGATTATATTTTGCACCATTTTCTGATAAAAATAATACGTTTTTTAAATGATAATCTTTGATTATATCGCGTATCTCAACTGTGTAATTATCTTGGAAAATTTCCTTTAATAAAGGCACATCTTGCTTAACAAAGAAGTCAAAATAGTCAATCTCGCATACTGTAATATCGGTTGCTTTTAGTATGTCACATGCTACACTGTAATGTTGCATGTGTGCATTAAACTTATCCATGCTTAAATTCTTTGCATTTATTGTATCTGATTTAGTTGTTACTTTATTATTAAACAACTTCCTTACAAAATGCGTTGCTTTAAGTGTTCTATCTGTAATTATATAAACATTGTCTTTAATTTTTATTTCTTCATATAAATTATGTTCTGCGTGTAAATCATTTAAATGTCTAGCTTTTATTTTGTCTCCAAAATATTTATATTCATTGTTGCTATGTGTAACCTTTACATTTGCTGTATCGTTATGTACAAATTTACCTATTAGTGCGGATACAAAATGTCCACCTGAGCCACCTATATGAAAAATATAATCAGACTCCATAAAACTTGGCTACCCGTTTTGACCATGCAAGTTCCCAGTCTTTAAATTCACTAGCATCTGATTCAAATAATTGAAATTCTAAATCTCCGCTACACATAAAAATTGCAATGTTCTCAATCTTTGTTTCATACATTTCATTATGTGCTAGTGCATATGCTGCACCTTGCATAAAGTAATCATCAATCCATTCACGTTTTTTAGGCTTATTAGTTTGCTTAAAGTCCATTATAGTTTGTTTACCTTTATACATACCAACTAAGTCAGTAGTACCGGCATATAGCTGTGGCAAACAAAGCATAACTTCAGTGCCCCATATTTCTTGTATGTCTGATTCAATGTTTTCAATGACAACATCTGCCATTTTCTTAGCTTGTCTATGTACAATGTTATTTCCAGGGTTGTATGTGTCATACTGCCCAAGTGCCCAGTGTTCTAAAATATTGTGCATAACAGTTCCACGATTAGCGGC